CATACGGTATGCGAGTAGTTTGACTATAAACTTGCCGTTTTGTTTTCAACGCATGCCAGCGAACTAAATCGCCTTTATAACGTTGGTTCAGCAGACGGTACTGCTTATTTCTATTCTATACACCTTATCGGTTAACCCCATTCATGATCGCGGTAAGGAATCCGATATTCGCCAGCGTTCCCCGTCTGTTAGTCTGGCATAGGTCTCTCCAGTAGGTTCTAGAATACTGGATAATAATGGTGCCCCCACGACGACTCGAACGCCGGACCCCCTGCTTACAAGGCAGGTGCTCTACCAACTGAGCTATAAGGGCAGAGATTGATTTTCTAGCAACCAACCTTTGTTGGCGCCTCTTCCTTTGCCTTTGTTTCTACCTTTAAACGAAGGTGTTTGACTGTGACAATTTGGACATATCAATCGTAAATTTTCTGGAATATTGTTATATGGATCGCCATCAGTATGATCAACTTCAAGATTGATAGGCATACCCAACCAACTATCTATTCCACAAACTGAACAGTTATCACCAAATTCGCGTTTAAGATTTGTTTTTAGGCAACCCTTTCCGATTGTCCCTTCTCCACGCTTCCACGCTTCATACTTCAATATGCTCTGGTGAGTTTTCTGGCAAGAATTACTGCAGTATTTTCCTGCAGTATTTTGCTTCTCTTCGACCTTACCACAATGAAGGCATTCGGTGATATTTTTAATTCCCATCTTATTTATTCCTGCTAGGTAGACCTGCTTTTATTTATAAGATAGGTATTTTTAGAAACTTATTTAATCTACCCTGCCCATGAGCGAATTTCGGAGTCGGTTGCAGCCGTCCTAAGCCATTGCTAAGGTTAATTAAGGACTGGTGCGATGGCCCACCCAATCCGTAGTCTATACGTCTATAGTACGCTCTCCCCTTAGCAGGGTAGATTAAATAAGTCTCGAAAGACTTATTTTATTCTAACAATGTCAAAGAGCAGAAACTTTATTTATACACTCTACTATACTTTTTAGAGAAAGTCAAGTGTTTTTTAAAATTTATTTTCACTATGCATCTGAATCCCTTCGATGCGAGGCGAGATCGATTTGGCAGAATACTGCACACCGTCAATCTCAAAGAAATGCCGACCACCGATCGCACCAACTTTTTCCCAACGAAGGTTCAAAGTTTCGCGCTCACGAAAGGGAGAAATCCCATGAGTCCACTTGCGACCAGTCCGAAGTTCGAACGCACCACCCGAAAGATTCGTAATCATTTCATTTCCTTTTCTCATCTTATATTCCACTCTACCCTATTTTAGTAGAAATGTCAAGCCTAAAAAAGAATTTTTATTCCGATAACCACTTAGCGATTGAACCATATTTCAGGTTCAGTTCGTTCTCGAGGATTTCGAGACCGTAGTGGTCGAACTCTTTTGCGGTGATGCCTTCTGCTTCAGCGATAATTTCGATGGCACGTTCACGAGTGGAACCTGCGACAAGATACATCGTTGCTGCAACACGAGCGGTAAACTTTAGGAATGCCTTCTCCTGAAGTTCCTTTTCATAAACGATCTGCTTGTCGAGTTTCAACGAGAGATACTCGAAGTCAGCGTCGAATGCTTCGACCGACTCAAACTTAGGATTGTATGGACGACATCCATATACTTCCTTGTAGAGATCGGAATAGATGCTTGCATCTTTCGAACCAGTGGCAGTGTTAATATCAGCAAGAGTCAACATAATCAAAACCTTTCAAACTATAATTCCACTATACCTCGAAATGTGATAAAAGTCAAGCCCTAATTTTGTTTTTTTAAAATTAATCTCGCGGACGATATGGGTCATATTTCATACCCCACAACCACCCTCCTGGCAACGTGAAAGTCAGAGGGTCAACAAGATGGCATTTACCATTCGGTTCAACGCACCACTTGCGACGCCTCATACTTGCCTTGATTGCCATGAGTCGACGAGTTTCCCAAGTATGCCTTCTAGCATACATCGGATTGGCATCCCGTCGCCTAGTTCCCCGCATGGTTCGACTTATCTTCGCTTTGTGTTCAGAAGATAAACCACCCCAGTTTGGATTCTTTTCGCCACTCAATGCCTCAGAGATTTTCTGACGACTCTCAGTAGTATGTCCCGCAGTTTTCTTTCTACCTACTTTATCAACAATAGTCAAGCCTTTTCCGAAGATTTCTGCTTTGTCTCGGATAATTTCAATTTGACTGTTTTGTAATAAAAGTTCTCTTGGTTTCGGAACCTTGGAAGGATCCTTCACAATCCACAATTCAGTTTTAGTCTTGAATAGAAAGAACTTCATTTATGGTTCCTGCATCCAGTAACGTTAGATTGTGCTCTCTATCGATATATGTAAATTCTACATGATATGGGTCAAATTCCTCAAGAGCAGAGAATACATCAGCAGTGTTAAGAGTGCTACAGGTATACACATCGAGTTGCATAAGAGCAGGAGAAACTTCATCCCAAACATGCATAGCAATATGCGATGTTTCGATGATGGTAACTGCAGTCAAACCACGATTACCAACCATGTCACTGTAAACAGCATATGGACCCATCAGTATTTTCATACCAATTTTGTCGACCAGAGTCTTCATCCAATCTTGGATTGCCTCTGCGCATTGCGGTGGATTGTTCAGTTCTGCTCGCACAATGAGATGCTTGTGCTCTAGGATTGATCCCATCGAATTCCCTTACTTCTTTTATGGAAATATTATTTATATGGGTTCCACCATATACTGTCTATAAACTCCTGCCCGAATCTGGAAACTGCAAAGTCATAATTTTCGTGCATGTATGGATAACTGTTATAAACTTGACGTTTTACATCATCGCTAAATTCTGGGTGCGGACCAAAACTCCAAACCTTGCGAGAGAAATTTATTTTATCAGGGGATGTCCATATTTTATCAATAATTTCTTTACCGAATCGAGAAACTGCATCATCATAATTTTCCTGCTTAAACGGATATAATGTTAGCAATTCTGCGATTTGACTCTCGCTCAGTTGCAAACTCAAACCTACGTTGACGGATTCTGCAGTACCAGCATAAGGTAGTCCTAGATACGAGAAAAATTTAGAAATAGATTCATTCGTGAACAGTGTTTCATAGAAATTAAAATGCATTTTCCCAAACACTTCAGTAACATTCTCTACTGTTTCTCTCCAAGAGAGAAAACTTTCCTCGAAGTCAGGTTTCCCTGCCTCTAGTATGTCTGTCACTGAAGTCGGAGATTCACCTGGAGTATTGTTTATCAATTGATTAATATACCAAGATTTAAGTTCGTCCGTAGAATTCAACGACCCCGCAGAATTAATTTCTGCGATTCCTTTTAGTGTCATCTTCATCATTGTATGCGATATGACTTGCGAGAGCGGATCTCTTAATGTCATAGTGGGTAGAACGTTAAGTCCAAAATTATCCGCATTATTTTTAAACCAGCGAAGTTGTTCTTTTGTGGCATGTGCGTTAGTCGGCGTAAGATCGCCAGTCAATACAACATGCTCGTCATTTGCCAACAGTGCCATGTTCTCGAAGTATTTTGTTTTATCAAAACTTTCTGGACCTGATACCAGATTGTAATCTTGGAATATAAAGATCTCTTTTTGTTTTGGAAAATTACAGTCAGTTCTTCTGCTTAACTCCCCATGCAACCACGTGCTGCCGGCTCTCGCGTTTCCGAAATATAGAAGAAAGTTTTTCATAACTAACTTTTATACTGTCAAGGATTTTTTTGGCGCTTTCTTCTTCTTAACCTCTGGTGCTTTCCATCCTGTCAAGAAACTCTCAAGAACTTCGGCGAGGCGAGGATATGCTTCGAGCAAAGTTTGGTCTTTGATATGATCAAGCAGTTTCGCTTCTTTAACCTGCACACCCTGACATGTCTGCATCCAGATTTCTTCTCTGCGGAACTGCGGAACTTTCTTAGCAGTGCCTTCTGGCAACAGAGTTAAAATGCGACGGAACTCTTGTGTGATGGTTGTATCTGCCATGTTGGAAGGCAGACCCTCATCCTTATATGGAGTTGGACCCTCGGGAAGATTGCATGGACCTTGCTCATAACCAACACCCCATGCGACAAATCGCATAAGAACAGAATTGCCGAGGGAGATTGCTCTCACACGTTCGCGCAATTCATCAGTTGTTTCTGCTTCACATGCCCAATCAAGTGCTTCATCTATTTGCTTAAATTTCTTTGCTGGTAGTCTTTGTGCCATTTCAAATCTTTCTTTTAAAATTCATCAACGAGTTCAATCATCTGCTTCATACGATTGGCGATAAAATAGTTTAACAGACCTGAGCGATCGCCGCCCAGTTGTTTCTCATAACTATCTATAATCGCTGCTTTGATGTCTTCAGGAATGCGCGACAGGTCAACCAGTTCACGGTTGCGCTGGTAGTTGCGCCACATTTCATCATTGGTGATGAAGTCTTCAGGTTTCTGAGTCTTCCACAGTGCAAGTGCTTCCTTACGAATAGGACGCTGACGTTGACCATTGATAAATGTATCATCATCAGACATGATGTTTGGAACACCGTCACCCTTATCACCCATGATAATATGTTCCATGAGCACTGCTTCAGGTGATTCCTTCAACTTACAGAACTTCTTCTGAACAGGAGCATACTGTTTAACATTGCTCCACTTCTGTAGTTGCTGGAAGTCATGGTCGCCAGATAGAACGAGGAATGGTTCAGCACTAGGCATGAGACCATCAGTGTTCATGGTCTGACTATACTCGGCGAGCACTGCGATAACATCGTCTGCCTCTGCACCATCAACGTCGATTACAGGATACGGGAAGTGTTCCTGTAGTTCGCTGCGAATTTGGTGCAGTGCTTCGAAGATAGCAGACCAGTCAAATCCAGACTCTTTCCGTGCTTTCTTACGATTCGCCTTATAGTTAGGAAAATACTGACGACGCCAGTAGTGACGGTTGTCACAAGCAATCACAATGTCGCCGAACTCAGCACCAAACTTTCGCTTATATGAACGAATGGCATTGATGATCATGTGCCGAATGAGAGGTAGGTTTACCTCCACATCACGACGACCACCTAGTTCTGCCATCATACTGCTGATAGCAGTTTGGTTAAAATCAACAACAATCATTATGTATCTTCTTTCGTAACAGTTAATGCTTCACGAACATCATCAAGCATGTTAATCTCAGGACATTCAACTCCTGCCTGCCGCATGTATAAACCAGTAATCATAACAGCGATAACGGCAGCATCGGAATGAAACTTCTCATTCTTAAGACCAACCTTTTTCTCTGCTGCCATAAGAATACCTCGCGTACAAGCAGCGGCGAATGCCTCTGCCTCTTGATATGCTGCATATTCTGTAGCACCCTCGAGGAAATAACTCAGAGATTCTTTGTCGATCTCTTTAGTTACATTCGTCTTCAGGTAGGTAACATTATCATTATCGCTCATTAAAACACTTTCAAAATTAAGGTAGTTGGAGTCAGTCGCGCACGAACAGGTCCACTTTTACTTTTAACGGATGAGTACCATTTAGTCAAGTCTTTTTTCACCAACTCAGCAAATTCTTTTACTTGGGTCTCTGGTTTACGTAGCAACCGCGAGTTAGAGAAGTTCTCATCAAATCCTACAAGACTTGCACCCTTGACAGTAATGCTTCCGCTGACTGGACTGAAGAATTTAGAGATCTTCCGAGTCTTAGTATCAAAAGTCCACACTTCACTGCAGTTCAGTAGGTTGATAGGTTCGACGCTGGTAATACCAAGTGCAGTATCATCCTTGAGGAACTTTAGATTCTGAACCAACTTGGTCTTATCCTTTGGTTTCTTCTTACGAACCTTGGCAACCTGCTTGCTGACATATGACTTCTTAAGATCGCTGACATATGACTCGAGCAGTTTAACAATATCCTTGACAGACTTCATGCTCGTCAAGTGTGAATAACTCTCGAGCAACTGTTCTTGTGAATCATTCAGTTGAGTCTTAGGTAGTCGACGAACTTCTACAAGTTCTGCAAACTCAGCAAGAATAGGTTCAATTTTCTCAACACAGTCGAGGTAATGCTTGTCTGACATGCGGTAAGGCATCAGAATCTGTGAGATGTTGCGAGTATCTTCGCCATTGATCAGATTCTCAATCTCGTCATTTACTTCAGACACCACAAACACAGAGGCAATGAGAGGTTTCTTGACTACCTTAACAACAGGTTCAGGAGCAGAATCATCTTCGTCAATTAGAACAACTTTCTTATTGACCTGTTCAGCAACCTTTTCCCAGATGCGCGCTTTATGCTCGTCATTGAGAGGGAATCCACGCATAGCGATGCGAGCACTGTTAGCATAAGTTCGGGGGAGTAGTCGATCGGAGATCTGACTCAACGCTTTGAGTTTATCAGAATCATTCTTAAACCAATCGACGAGGAATGCACGACAATCTTTCTGGTCAACGATAAAGTTATACCAACCCAATGCTTTGCCATACTCCGACTGATAATCAGTTGGCACATAGTCGTCAGACCAGATTGGTTCGACGCCAACAACCTTGGACTCTGCCACAGGAACCTTCAACTTATACATGGATTCACCTTTCTTCATAATATATCCACTATACTATAATTTGCTGGAAAAGTCAAGCCCTAAAATTAACAGAGGTGATACGGTCGTAACGAAATGCTCGCCACTCGTTCTTATCCAGATCCCAAACTGCGAGGGTTTCACCACTAGGTGGTTTTGTCTTTGTTCCCTTTTCACTGTATGGGGGAATGACACCTTCTTGTAGAGTGCAACGCATCACACGTTCTTGTCCATTCAGTTTAGTAAAACTGACAGTCGCTTCACCCTGAGCAAGAGTCGCCTTCAGACTGTCGCGCCATTCTTGATTCATAATATCCATCACATTTTCCTTATATTGTTTTCATCAATAACAATTTTACCATCCCTCCAAGATCTCTTAGGAGGATCTGGTGCTGGTATGTCATGCGTCGATGCAGGTTTATTCTCATGTTTCTCGAAAACAAAGAAGTCTGGTGCTTCAACAACAGGTTTCTTCTTGGGTTTCTTAGCAGTTCGAACAACTTTCTTTGGTTTAACCTCATCAACGACGACATAGTCTACTATACCTGATTCTTCCTTCTTTGTCAAGCTTAAAAGTGTCATGTTGGCAGCAATAATTAATAAAATTGCCAGCGGGTCGAACACGAAAATGAGCATGATGATCATCAGACGCACTGCTTTATCCACAGTAGCGGAATCACCACTACCATAGAACAGTTCTGCGATATATTTTATCGGACCTACTTCTGCTTCGAGTTTAAGATTTTGTGTTTTGAGCGGTATGAGATCAGTCTCAATAGTCTCAATGTCTGCAGTCGCACTCTTAATTTCAGCATCAAGGGACGCACGTTCCCTTTTCTGTCTGTTTCTAATGAAGTTAGCATCCAACACATCTTCTGCAGTAGTGAGTCTGTCCAGAGTATCCAACGATGTTTGCGCATTCTTCAGTCTCCTTTCAGCAGATGCTTTTTTGCTTTCGAGTTGTTCTATTTTAAATACTGCTGAACCACCAACAGTAGTGTGTTCAATGTGCGATCGACTGAGATACCCGAATACACCCATACTGGTAATAAATGACAGCACACAAACTGCAATGGTGAAGTATGTCTTCAACAGTTTGTTTGCGGTTTTCCAGTTGCGATATACCCAACTAGCAGTAACAAGTTTAGCGACTTCGAGCACACCGCCCATGACTGCAACAGCAATCGGGGATGCAGGAAATATTGCCATCAAACCAAGTATCGAAAAGTAACCAGCGACACCAGTAATCGCAAGTGCAACTGACATCAAGAGTGCTGCGAAAAACATCCAGGTCTCCAATCAGGTAATTTTAATTCTTTCAAGTGATCAAGTCTCAGACGCACATTCCACATTTGATTTATGCAGTTATCGTCGAGTCTATGTTCCCATTGCAGCATGTGTTCAACTGCTTTGGCATGCGATTTGCTGTCATATTCAGCGACAACTTCTTTACGCATCTCACCTTCATAGTTAGTCACATAAGAGGAACTTCCGAAGTATGTTTCGAAAAGTTTCTCTGTCTTACATGAATACCCAATATAAAATTTGCCGTCGTCGAAGTAAGTGCAATATACTCTATGCACCTTCTTCGGCAACGGCTTACGTTTTTTCTTAACTGTCATAATCTACTCCGTAAGTAGATTATTTATTCGTCCTCGACCCAATCATCCCAGGACAAGTCTTCTTCGTCTTCAGTAACTTTTGTTCCGCAGAAGGGACAATGTTTGACTTTGTAATAATCATCGTCCAAGTCATGATGGACTGTGAAGACTGCATCGCAAGAAAAACATTCTAGTTCATCCATTAGATATCTTCCGTAACTACATCAATAGTGATGTTATTTTCTTCACAATACTGAGACGCCGCAGAAGCGACATCTGTCTGGACCACTGTCGTCCACTCTTGATAAATTTCATCATCAGAAAATGTGATAGTAATAATATTCTTAAGACCTTGCCCTTCAATAGATCCATATTGTTGGATTTTATTACTATTTTGTGACAGAAAATCTCTATCTGCTGTTGACCTCGACTCAGATAGTGCTTGCCAAAACCATGGCGTATCTAAATCTTGTCTAGTATATGTGATTGTTACTCTCTTGGACATGTTCAATCCTCCTTGTTTAACTTTATGCTGCCACGCCCCAGACGTCATCCCACTTCCCTGATAACGCACCCTTAGCATAGTCGGTAGCACGATTCTCGAAGAAGTTTGTATGCGTTGGAGCATTGATCATTTCCTCGACCCACGGCAGAGGATTTTTCTTAACCTTGAAGATACCCTTGAGACCAAGACTAATCAGTCGACGGTCACAGATATAACGGATATACTTCTTAACATCATCCTGTGTAAGATTTTCCATTTCACCCATCGAGAATGACAGTTCGATAAACTTGTCTTCAAGTTCAACCATCTTTTCAGCGATAGTATAGATCTGTGACTTTAGATCGTCATTCCACAATTCACGATTTTCTTCAACATATGAACGGAACAATCTAATCATACCTTCGGCATGTTGAGTCTCATCAACAATCGACCAAGTAACGATCTGCCCCATTCCCTTCATCTTTCCGTGACGAGGGAAGTTGAGGAGCATGATGAAGGATGAGAACAACTGCATACCCTCAGTGAATGCACTAAATGCAGCGATATTGGTCGCGACCGATTCAGGTGTTCCATTTGCATTCGACAAATCTGTAAAGTAGTCGTGCTTTGCTCGCATTGAGTCGTATTCAAGGAATTCCTGATACGTTGTCTCTGGCATGCCCAGAGTTTCAATGAGGTGAGAATACGCTGCAACATGAAGTGCCTCCCTTGCCGCAAATCCCATCAACATCATACGGACTTCAGGTTGTGGGAAATATGGCAGATAGTTCTTCACATAACCACCAGCAACGTCAATGTCACCCTGTGTGAAGAAACGGAAAATATTAGTTAGGAAATGCTTTTCGCCATCATTAAGACGCTTCTTCCAGTCATTGACATCTTCCGACATTGGGACTTCAGTGTGCAACCAATGTGACTGCTCATGTTTCAACCATGCGTCATATGCCCATGGGTAGTTGAACGGTTTAAAATATGCTCGTTCTGTCATTAAGGTCATACTGTTTCTGCCCACTTTACTAAATCGTCATAACCACCAACA